CACGCAAGGGCTCGGCGTCACAGCCCGGCAGTTGACCGAGATCACGCGCCGCATCGAATCCCTCGGGTTCTCGTTCGACGATGCGCGCAAGGCGGCCGTCCGGTTCCTCGGTGAAGGATTGGCGCCGGCCAACCTTTCAGCAGCACTCGAAGCCTCGGCACGCCTCTCTCGTGCCATCGGCCAGGACTTCGCGGACGGCGTGAAGATCGTCAACGATGCGCTGCGCGGCGGGGTCGGCGCGGTCATTGCGCTCCGTGAGGCGAACATCTCGCTCACGGCCGAACAGCGCGACGCGGTTATCGCGGCTGCATCGCTGAGCAATGAGTTCGACCGTCAGCGCGCCGTTCTTGAAGCCATCGGGCCGTTGATCCGCGATGCAGACAAGCGCGGGCTGTCGCCGCTCACGAGCGCCATCAACGGCGCGAAGGAGGCGTGGCGAGGTTTCCTCGATACACTAGGCGAGACTGCGGTCTTCCAAATCATCAAGGGCGCCATTGATGGTGTTGTGGCCGGGCTGTCCAACATGCGGGCGGTCGGAGCCGCTGTCGCACGCGCGCTGACGAACGCCTTCCTGCCGCTCTCAAACGTTCTGAACTTCATCGCGGGTGCGCTGCGCTCGCTCGGCCGCGTGGTCGATCTTGGGCCTGCCATCATCAACCCGGCCGCGCCAGACGGTCCGGCATCCGGCGCGGCATCTCGGTCCCCGATTGGCGGTCTCACGCCTGAGCAGGAGCGGGCGCAACGCGAGCGCGTCCGTCGCGAGCAGGAGTTCGAGCGCGACAGCCGGGACGTGCCGACTGCGCTCCGCGTTCAACGCGCGCGCGAGTTGGCCATCGAGCGTTTCCGCGAGCAGTTCCCTGGCGCGTTGCAGCGAGACTTCGAGGCTGTGGCTGACCTCGCGGAGATCGAAGTCCGGAAGAAGATACAGGAAGAACTCAGCCGAGGCAGCGGCGGCGCAGCCAACACAATCCGGCGCGACTTCCAAGCCATCGCGCAAGACCTTCAGAACACCATCCGCGTCCGTGACGATGCAATCCGCGGCATCCAAGAGGATGTGGCAAGCGGCGGCACGACGGCGGCTGAAGGCATTCGCCGCATTCAGCAGGAGGCGGAGCGGGCACGCCCGTCCATCGAGCGCTTGCGGGCCGAGGCGCAACGGTTCCTTGAGCAAGGCCGTGGGCGCGATCAGGTTCGCGACAGCGCGATCCAGCGTGTCATCTCACAGGCCGACCGCGAACTCGCTGGACAGGCCGCCGGTGGACGCTCCGGGCGCACTGGCACGAACGCGATCCTCACGCAGTCGCGCCAGCAAATCCAACAGCAGTTGCAAGAGCGCCAGCAGTTCATCCAGACACAGGCGGCGCTCGAACAGCAGGGACTCATCACGCGCGCCGAAAGCGAACGTCAGATTGTCGCGCTCTACGGCGAGACCCGCGAGGCGCTTCAGGCAAACATTGACGCCTATGCCGAGGCGAATCGTGTCGCCGCCGAGAACGGACAGATCACGCAGGCGGCAGCGCGCGGCAACGCGGCTCAGATCGAACTGTGGCGCACGCAACTAGAACGGATCAACCCGGAGTGGGCGCGCCTCAAGCAAGGCATAGAGAACACCTTCACGCAGGCCGGCGTCTCGTTCTTCGACAGCATCGCCAAGTCGCTTGGCGATCTGATAGCAGGCGTCTCCTCGCTAGAAGACGTGTGGGAAGATGCCGGCCGCGCAGCGTTGCAATTCTTCGCGGATGTGTTGAAGGGAATCGCTCAGGTCATCCTTCAGGAGCAGGTGCTTCAGGCGGTGCGGCTGGTTACGAAGGCAATCTCGGCCGGCGTGGGGCATACAGGCATGACCGTTGGACAGTCTGGCGGCGTGCGACGCTCGGTGAACCCTGCCGTGTTTGCCGGGGCGCCACGGATGCACAGCGGCGGTATCGTCGGTGGCCTTCGCAACGACGAGCGTGCGGCGATCCTTCAGACCGGCGAGGAAGTCCTGGCTCGCGATGATCCGCGCAACATCCTCAACCGCAACAAGGGCGGCACCGAGACGGCAGGCGGTGATGGGGTGCCGATCCGGAACATCCTGGCTATCGGTGACGATGAGATCGCGAACGCGCTCAACTCCTCGGCCGGCGAGCGTGTGATGTTCAACATGCTGTCGCGTAACGCCCCGACGCTGCGCGCCATTGTGCGGGGCTGACGTCATGCCGGTGGAAAACCTTCCGCGTTGGTCCATCCTCCCGAACTGGCGTCAGCCTGTCATCGAGCGCCTAGAATGCCTCACGGCCGTCCTGACGAGCCCGACAGGGGCGGAACAGCGGTACGCCGCTCGCTGGTCGCCCCGTCGTACGTTCGAGGCCCTGATGACCCCCAGCGGGCTCGTCCGGACCCTGTTCGACGTGTCGGTCAGCGCGGTCGGCGGGGCGCCGTGGTATCTGCCCGTCTGGCATGACGGACAGACGTTGGAAGCGGGGCTCGGCGCGAACACGACGGTCATCCCGGCGGATACGCGGCACTATGAGTTCGTGACCGGCGGGTTCGTCATGCTGTGGGCCGACGAGTTCACGACCGATGTATTGGAAGTCGCTTCCGTGGCGAGCAACAGCGTGACCGTCGTTGGCGGGTCCGCGGCGGCATGGCCGCCCGGCACGCGCTTGTTCCCGGCCGTCAAGGCGCGGCTGACCGACATGCCTGAGATGCAGCGCATGGGTTCGCGCATCCTTGAGAACGCTGTGCGCTTCATGGTCGAGACGGCCAACGACTTCACGGATGAAGAAGCGGAGATCGGGTTCCCGGAGTACCAGGGGTTCTATGTCCTGACGACCCGGCCAGACGAAGGCCAGGACATCACGCATGGCCGCGCACGGTTGCTCGACGAGGTTGACGGCGAGACCGGCCTGACGCGCCGGTTCGACCAAGCCGGCAAGGACTTCACCTTGCAAAAGCACCACTGGCTCTCGGTCGGCCGTAAGGAGCACGCTGACCTCCGCGCGTTGTTCTACGAACTCGACGGGCGGCGTACGCCGCTGTGGCTGCCGACATACGCGGACGACTTCACGCTCGTCGCGCCTGTCGCGCCGGCCAGTACCGGCATCGAAGTGGCGCGGTGCGGGTTCACGCAGTACGGTGGTCCGCGCTTCAGCCGAGAGGACGTATGGATTCACCTGCGCGACGGGACGAACCTGTTTCGGCGCATTACCGGGTCGTCGTTCACGCTCGATGGAACGGAGATCATCCAGTTCGACTCTGCGCTCGGCGTCGCGTTTGACATCGCCGACGTGGCGCGCATCTCATTCATGGCGCTGTGTCGGCTCGACGCCGACACTATGGAGATCGAGCACTATGCGAATGCCGATGGCGCGTCGCGCGTGGCACTGACGTTCCGGTCGGTGCCTGACACGCGCACGGCCGCCGAGTGGGAGCCGCCGCCCCTTCAAAACGCCGTGCCGAATGATGAGCCTTGCGGCGAGGTTGCTTGCATCCCGGTTATCTCCGCGGTGGGCGCCCCGTTCCCGATCACACAGTCCGAACCTTCAGGCAGCGCGAACCTCAAATACCCGACCATCGAGATCGGCGAGTTCTCGACGGACTTTTTCGTGGCATATCTCAACGGATCAGGTGACAATCTTCGGTTTCGCTACGTTGGCACGGATGACTCTGTCAGCGCGGAGACGGTTGTCTCGGTCAGCACCAGCGACATCATCGGAGTTGTCTCGAACCCGCTTATCCCCATGTCGATCGGGTTCAACACTTCGGAACTTGAATACCGGCTCAGCGTGTCGGACGGCGGGTCCGTGTACGAGTTCGACATCGGGACATATGCGCTCGACGCCACGCGGACGATCTCGACCGGCGATCAGATCGTCGGCCTGCGCTCGGGCTTCGGGTCGGCGTATCGCGTCGTCATGGTCGATCCAGGCAACGGCATCACCTACGCCACCTGGACGGTAGGCGACCCGCCGACTGCCGGAACAACGGTTGTGTCGTCTGCCAATGTCGGCGTCGTGGATGCGAAGTCGCTTCCGAACACGTTCTCAACGTGGTCGGTCGTCTGGAAGGACGACGACACTAGTCGGCTCAACGTCAACAACGTGGTGTTCTTCTCGGCGGAGATTTATGGGCCGACACTCGTCTCGACGTCCGGCGGCAACGACGAGCGACACATCGACAACGCATACGCGGCGATGTTCGACCGGCATGTGTTCGCGTGGCGCCGGTTCAACGGAACGGCCCCAGGCGGATCGGTCAGAATGCGCGATCTGCTTTTCGATCTTACGGGCGGCGATCCGGAGGTCGAGGTGTACCCGCTCACGGGCCTTGGTGTCAGCGGGTACACGCACCTCGCCAATCGCGAGCCGGTCTGCGGCGTCGTCCTGCCGAACCGCAACATCTTGCTCGTGGAGCGGCGGTACGAGACGGTCGGCGCGCAACTCCGCGCCTATGAGGTTCTGGTCCTGCACGCGCCGTATGAAGCGAGCAAGCAATCGAACGTGGTGCGGCTGTCTCCGCCGGGCGTAGGCCCGACCGGTGACGTCCAGCGCAGCGCGACGATCAAGGTGCTCGGCGCCGCGGACACCCTGGCAGACGTGGTGGTCGTGTTCGAGTATCCCGTGGACAATGACGGGGCCACGCAACTCGTGGCGCAGCGGTTCTCGATCACCACTTGCTCGCAACTGACGGAACCGGAGTGAGGTTATGGTCGCTTTCGGCATCCAAGAAATCAGTAACTACTTCGGTCGCCCTTCGCTGCTGGTGACGTTCCGCCGCGGCAATCGGACGTGGTCCTACACTTCCGCTGATCGGGACACGACGCTTGGCGGCCGGCTGTATCTTGCGCTCCCGCTGAAGGTCGGCCCTTTGAACCAGAGCGGCGACGCACAGTCGGATGAAGTGACGATCGAGTTGCCGGCCGATGAGGGCATGGTGAGCCGACACATCGCCGTCCCTCCGACAGAGGAGGTCAGCGTCATCATCGCGCGCTACCACAAGGACGGCGACGACGCCTTCGTTCGCTTCGTCGGACAGGTGGATCGGGTTCGGCGGCTGTCACCGCTTCGCGCCGAAGTGAAGTGCAAGACTCTCCTGGCCTCATACGCACGCAGCGGCGCCCGGCTCTCGTGGCAACGCGGCTGCACACACGCGCTCTACGATCCTGGCTGTAAGGTCAACAAGGCACTCTATGGTGTGCCCGGAGTCGTAGCCAGCAAGAATGCTTCGGCCATCACCGCGACGGCGCTTGCGGCGCTTGCGGACAACCGGTTTCAAGGCGGGTTCCTCGAATGGGATTTCGAACCGGCGCTGAAGGCGCGACGCGCGATAACCGATCACGCCGGGGAGTTCGCCAACATTCTCGGCGGCACCTACGGGATTGAGGTCGGCATGAACTTCGTGGCCTACCCTGGCTGCCCACGAAACATCGAGAGTTGCGCGAACTTCTACGACAACCTCCCGAACTACGGCGGCATCGTGCATCTTCCGAGCAAGTCTCCGTTCAACGGCAACCCGGTGTTCTGACCATGGACCCTGTCAGCGTCATCGTGCAGATCGTCATTGCCATCGTGATGATGGCAATTTCGTACGCCATCACGGCGTCCATGGCGCGACGCGCGCCATCCAGGAAGCCGAGCGCGCTAGAGGACTTCGATTTCCCGCAGGACGCAGAAGGCACCGCGCAGATGGTGGTGTTCGGCGACGTGTGGACAGACGGGTGGATGGTTCTCTGGTACGGTGATTTTAAGGTCATCCCGATCCGGAAGAAGGGCGGCAAGAAGTGACTTCCGTGCGAGACCCCGTGACCGTCCACATGCGCCATGTGCGCGCGGCGAACCTCTGCTCACGCGGGGCTCGCGCGTGGTTCCACCGCCACGGTTTCTCGTGGACGAACTTCCTCATGGTCGGGTATCCATCCGACGTGCTAGAGGCGACCAAAGACCCGTTCGCCGAGAAGGTCGTCGCAGAAGCGCGCAAGGAGTCCCGCCGTGGGTAGGTCCAAAAAGGTAACCGTCGGCTACTGGTATGCCTTCTCGATCCACATGGGCGCCTGCCGCGGTCCGATCAACGCGCTCAGGCACATCAAGGTCGGCGATCTGACCGCGTGGCAAGGAGAAGTCACCAGCAGCACCGAGTTCGACATCAACAAGCCGGCACTGTTCGGCGGCGAGGAAAAAGAGGGCGGCATCGTCGGCAAGTTCGGCGTGTGGATGGGTGAAGCCACGCAGACGTTCTCCGCGACGTTCAAGGCGCTCTTGGGCGGGCTCGTGCCGGACTTCCGGGGCGTCACGACGTTTACGTATCAAGGGAAGGTTACCGCCAACAATCCATACCCGAAGCCGTGGGCGTTCCGCCTTGCGCGATGGGACGCGGGATGGGACATCGACCCGGAGAACCCACTTCGGCAGACCCCGTGGTATCCTGCAAAGGCACGCATCCTGCTGAGCGATGGGCGCGGCGGATATATCTACGCGATGAACCCGGCGCACATTCTCTACGAGTGCTACACGAACCGCCTGTGGGGTCGCGGGCACGATCCGAGCAGGCTAGCCGAGGAGTATTTCATCTCGGCCGCCAACGTGCTCTGCGACGAAGGTTTCGGCCTCTGCCTGAAGTGGCAGCGTCAGGGTGACATCTCGGAGTTCATCAACACGGTTCTCAATCACATCGGCGCCGTGCAGCGGATCGACCCGACCACAGGCAAGGTCGCGATCAAGTTGATCCGCAGCGACTATGACCCTGAAAACCTCGTCGTGTTTGGCTACGACACTGGACTCATCTCGATCGAGGAGGACGAGACCGGCGGTGGCGATAGCGCGTACAGCGAGGTCGTCGTCAAGTACGTGGATGCGGCTACCGGCGAAGAAGCAACGGAGCGTGCGCACAGCCTCGCCATCATGCAATCACTCGGCGACGTGGCGAGCACGACGGCGGCCTACCCCGGCATCCCGACAGCCGCGCTTGCGCAGCGGGTCGCCACGCGCGACTTGAACCAGCAAGCCGCCTTCCTGAAGAAGTTCAAGTTGGTGCTCGATCGCCGCGGGTGGCTCCTCGGCCTGGGCGACGTGTTCAAGGTTACTGCGGCCGACCGTGGGCTCGCCCAAGTGACCCTCCGCGTCGGGTCGATAAACGACAGCGAACTGAAGGATGGCCGGATCACTGTCACGGCCATTCAAGATGTGTTCGGCCTGCCGGAGACCGGCTATGCGGCCCCGCAGTTGCCGGGCGCGTGGCTACCACCGGACAACACGGCGATCGCCGTAAACGCGCGGCGGATTGAAGAAGCCACGTACCGCGACCTCGTGCGCTCGCTATCGCCGGCCGACCTCGCTTCGGTGGATGACACCGACAGCCGCGTGGCGATCATCGCCGCGGCGCCGACCGGAACGTCAATCAACTACGACGTCGCCAGCGCCGCGACCGGCGAAGACCTCGCCGTTCGAGGCAGCGGGGACTGGACGCTATCAGCCGTGCTAGATGAGGCAGTCGGCTGGTACGACACGACTCTCGCGTTTTCTGCTGACGCGGATCTTTCGTCCGTTCTTGTCGGCGAGGAAATCCTCGTCGATGACGAGTTGATGCGCGTTGATGCTGTTGATGACCTCGCCAAGACGATCATCGTGGCACGTGGCGTTGGCGACACGTTGCCTGCCCCGCACGCAATCGGTGCGCGAGTCTGGTTCGTCGAGGACGCCAAGGGGTCCGATGGCCGAACATACTCGACGGGCGAAGACGTCGAGGTGCGCCTGCTCACGCGCACGCCTAGTGACGTACTCGGCGTCGGCGAGGCGCCCGGCGATACGGTGACGATCGGCGCGCGTCAGGCTCGCCCGTACCCGCCCGGCAGCCTTCAGATCAACGGTACGCCGTTCGGCACGTTCCAAGACGATCTCATGGTCGCCGTGGGTGACGTCGTGTTGACATGGGCACATCGCGATCGCGTCGCGCAGGAAGACCAGTTGGTCGAGCACGAAGCAGCCAGTATCGGCCCCGAGGCAGGCACGACGTACACCATTGAAGTGCGTGACGGCGCCACGTTGCTGCGGACGGCATCTGGCATCAGCGGTACGACGTGGACCTACGACGGCGCCATGATTAGCGCGGACGGCGAGCCGACAGAAGAAGCCTGGACGTTCAATGTCCGCTCGGTCCGCGACGGCCTGCCTTCGTGGCAGGAGTACGAGGTGAGGGTGCATCGAAGGTTGAGCCGTACGCTGGTCGCCGCCGGGCCGAACGTTGTCGTCGGCGCCGGATTCGCGCCCACCGTTGCGGCGGATTGGCTCCTCGTTGCGCAGACCGGAGTGGCGGTTACGCGCGGTTTCCCGCCAGCCCTGGCGCTGTGACAAAAAACCATTTACTGTAATGAGGCGTCTGCTATGGTGCAACTCTCAATGACTGACCGGTCGAGGGATCGCATATGACCGTTGGAGCCTTCGCGCTTTACGGCTTGGCCAAGGAGGAGATCATTGCGGGCACCATCGCGCTCGCGTCGGATGACTTCTCCGCGATCCTTGTCCAGAGTTCCTACACACCGGACCTTGCTGTGGATGAGACGTACTCGGACCTCTCTGCGCACGAGGCGAGCGGCGCCGGGTACACCACAGGCGGGATCGACATAGGGTCGATCGGCATCAGCCGGGTCGGCACTGTCGTAACTCTCGATTCTGCGGTGACGCTGGCTTGGCCGGCGTCGAGTATCACGGCGAAGTATCTCGTGCTGGTCCGCCGCGCCGGAGTATCGCTGGTTCCGACTGACCGGCTGCTCGGTGTCCTCGACCTCAACACGAACGGCGGGTCGGTGCAGACGGCCGGTGGCACGTTCGAAGTCCAATGGAACCCGAGCGGCATCTACGAGTTCAACTGAGAAGTCACTTCCGAACCCAGGAGACGGGACCATGGCCACGTATCAGAAGTTCCAGCAGTTCGTCGAAGACCTCGCCCGCGGGGTTCACGATCTGAGTGCGGACACGCTCAAGTTCTATCTGACGAACGCGACGCCCGATGCGGCGGCAGATGCGGTCAAGGCTGATCTCGCGGAGATCGCGGGCGGCAACGGCTACACCGCGGGCGGCGTGACTCCGGCGATCACTTCGGCCGAGCAGACGGGCGGCACGTTCAAGTTGGTCCTGGCCGACCCGGCGGTCATCACCGCGAGCGGCGGTTCGATCGGGCCGTTCCGCTACGTCGTACTATACAACGACACGCCCACGACGCCGGCCGACCCGCTCATCGCGTGGTGGGATTACGGGTCGTCGCTGACGATCCCGGACGGCGAGTCGTTCACGATCGACTGCGACCCGACGACCGGCGTTCTGACGCTCGCCTGACGTCATGTCCGACACCAAGATCAGCGCGCTGACGGCGGTAGGCTTTCCGCTCGATCACGATTGGCAGTTCGCGGCGGCGCGTTCCGGTTCGCCCGGCGAAAACGTGCGCGTACCGGCTTGGGCGTTGCCGATCCTGCGGCCGGAAGCGGTTGTGCTCGCCACCGATTTCTGGAGCACCAATGGCGAGGGGCAACTCTACACGAGCGGGACTATCAACGGCGGCGGCTACGAAAACCTCGGGGCATTCGGAATCGCGAGACTGACTACTGGCACCAGCAGTTCGGGCGCGGCGCGGCTGACCTGGGTGACCCCGACCGTATCGAACAACTCGGTGCTGGAATTGGGCTTAGGTGAGGTGTATTTCGCCGCGCGCGTGCGCATCCCGGTGTTGGATGATGGCACCGACCGCTTCGCGGTGCGGTTGGGGCTGACCCCAAACCCGGATGCCCGCGCTATATTCCAAGGCGTGTTCTTCGAGTATGACCCCACCGCGACCAGTAACGACAATTGGTGGTGCGTGACGCGCCGGTCGAACACCGAACGCGCCGTGGACAGCGGCGTTGCGGCGTCCACGACGGCACATCAAATCCTCGTGCAAAAAGTGAACGCGGACGCGACATCCATCATCAGCGAGATTGACGGGACGGTCGTGGACACCAACACGACGAACATCCCGGACGGGCCCACGCGCAAGGTTGGGCTGTCGGTCGGCATCAGGAAATCAGCCGGCACGACTTCGCGCGATCTTCACATTGATTGGCTGATCTACGCGAACGTGCCGACCAGTGGGAGGCCGGCGACATGAGTGTGTGGGTGGACGTGCTCCTGAACTCCATGCTGCCTGAGGCCGACCGGCAGGGCATCCCGGAGTGGCCGGCGCGGGTGCGCGATGCGCGCTTCGACGTGGAGCCGGGGTGGGTCCGCATGTCGCCAGAGGTCTATGCCGCGCATCTCGCAAAGCACGAAGCCGCGCAGGAAGCGTGGCGCGCGGCGAACGCGCCGCCAGAAGCGCCGCCTGCGCCCGAGAGCGTCGCGCTGTCCGACTTCCTGTGGGCCGCGCACAAGGTCGGCATTCTGACGGCTGACGAGGCGCTGAAGGCAGCGCGCACGGGCGACATTCCTGCATCCATGGAGGCTGCGGTTCTGGCCGGCGCGACGCCCGACGAGGCTTTCGAGATTCGCCTGATGTGGGCCGCCATGTATGAGGCCGAGCGGGCCAGTCCGTTCTGGCAGATCGTGGAAGCCAAGACCGGCGGCGCGATCAACGCCGCGGTCCTCGACGATGTGTTCCGGTTGGCGGAGCAGCGGCGCGCGACCATCGCGCCGAGGAAGTAAGCCGTGGCGCGCCTTCTCCTTGAGAGCGGCGGAGCACTGCTGCTTGAGGACGGCGGCGCGCTGCTGCTTGAGGCGGCGGCTGCTGGCACATCAATAGACCTGGGTGCCGGCGCCTACACGCTGACGGGGCAGCCGGTCGGCCTGCTGACGCAGCGACGCCTCGGCCTGGGTGCTGGCGCCTACACGCTGACGGGCCAGGACGTCGGGCTCAGCCAGGATCGACGGCTGGCGCTCGACACTGGCACCTACACGCTGACGGGGCAGCCGGTCAGACTGCTGGCACAGCGACGCCTCGACCTGGGTGCCGGCGCCTACACGCTCGCCGGGCAGCCGGTCAGCCTGCTGGCACAGCGACGCCTCGACCTGGGTGCTGATGTCTACACGCTGACGGGCCAGGGCGTCGGGCTCAGCCAGGATCGACGGCTGGCGCTCGACACTGGCGCCTACACGCTCGCCGGGCAGCCGGTCAGCCTGCTGACACAGCGACGCCTCGACATGGGTGCCGGCGCCTACACGCTAGCCGGGCAGCCGGCCGGCCTGCGGGCGCAGCGACGCCTCGACCTGGGTGCCGGCGCCTACACGCTAGCCGGGCAGCCGGCCGGCCTGCTGACGCAGCGACGCCTCGGCCTGGGTGCTGGCGCCTACACGCTGACGGGCCAGGACGTCGGGCTCAGCCAGGATCGACGGCTGGCGCTCGACACTGGCGCCTACACGCTGACGGGTCAACAGATCGTCCTTCGCACAGCCGGGCGGCTCTCCGCGGAGGCTGGCGCGTATGCACTGGTCGGTCAGCCCGCGGCGCTTCGTCGAAACCAACGCATCACGCTCGACGCTGGCGCGCTCTCGCTGGCCGGGCAAGACGTTGCCCTTCGTGCGAGCCGCCGCCTCTCCGCAAGTGGCGGGGCCTACGTGCTAAGCGGGCAACCGATCGCGCTGCGCTACGCTCGTCGCATGGAGGTCGAAACCGGGTCCTACGATCTCGCTGGCCAGCCGATCTTGCTTAAAGTCGGTCGCAGGATCGCGCTTGACGCTGGAGCCTACACGCTGACAGGCCAGAGCGTCGGGCTCGTGGCCTCCGACGTCCAGGCGGCACGCGGGAAAGTTCGGCTTGTTGAGACTGTTTTTGCGGCCTTGCTCCCCGGTGATCTCGCTGCATATAACCTGCGCCCGGTGGAGCGGCGCAACGCTCTGTGCATAGAGGAGTTGCCGCTATGACTTGCGTCGTTCCGGCGTCGAAACCACAGTCGTACCTCATAGGCGAGTCGGTCCACGTTTCGGTTCCTTTCCGCGACGCGCTCGGCGCTCCTGCTGACGCATCCACGCTCCAACTGCGATTCGCACGACAGGGCGACGCATCGACGTCTACGGTCGGCGTGATCGTTGACCCTGACGATTCATCCATCGGCCATTTCGTATTCACGCCGGACGAGCCCGGCGTGTGGACGTACCGCGTCGAGACCGTGGTGGGCGCCCCGATCCGAGCGGCGGCCGAGCGCACCATCATCGTGCGTGCCAGTGCCCTGCCGGCGGTCCCGTGATGGAGTCCCTGGTCGCCGCCCTGGCCAGACTGGTCGAGAGCCAGGGCGACCCTTTCACGCTCGCCTCAGTGTTGCTCAACCTGTTCCTGTGGCGCGAGTTACAGAAGGAGCGCGAGGCGCGCGTGGCGATACTTCAACGGGCGATCGAAGTGTTCCACACCATCGAGAGCGCTGTTACGAGACTCACAGATGCAATTCGCACAGGGAAATAGCGGGATGTTGTGGCTCGACATCTCAAGCCGGCTCTCCGCCTTAGGCCGTTATTTTTTCGTCAAAGCCCCGTCAAGACAGGAGAGTCAAGTCCAAGTCGCACGGGCGGGAGCAAAGATAAAGGTTGCGGTCTCTCGGCTTAACCGTGAACTGGAGTCGCTCGAATGGTCGATGCGCGAACGGGCGAAGGCGGGCGGAGAGGCACGATGACCGACCCCTGGATATACAGCGCCGTTCTGGTCGCTATTTCTTCGGCGGCCTTTGGGGTTCTGGTCGGCCTTCTGGTGCTCAGGCGGGTCCGAGCAGATCGCGCACCAAAGCCCATCCTCGCCATGCTCCTCGTGTGCATGCTCGGCTGGTCGTTCGGCCAAATGATCGAGCAGACTCGTGTCCTGCTTTTCCGCCTCAGTTACGACTCTTTGCTGCCGTCCTGGCTTTTCGGTTCGGCCTACCGATCGACCTTCGATGTTGCCGCCACGAAGTTGATCATGTCGATCGCGCTCGTCGTCGCCGCGACCGTGAAGCTCGGCGTGTATTGCGATCGCCCTAACGACACGATCTTCAGGTGGGCGGCCTGGGCGGCAGGCGCAACGTTCGTAGGGTGGTTGCTTCTGGCCTGGAAAATCTCCGCAATCGCATAGGAAGTCACTTCCGAAGAAAGGGGAACGACATGCCTGCGCCCATCATCGCCGGAGCGATAGCCCTGGCACCCGTGCTTGCCCGCTGGATACCCGACATTATCGGGTGGCTTGGCGGTGACGACGCTGAACAGACTGCCGGGCGGATCGTCAGCATCGTCGAGCGCGTGGCCGGCTCGACGGACCCAACGGTGGTCGCGGCAACGCTTGAAGACCCGCAGAGAGGTGGAGAACTGGCGCTGTCACTGGCGCGCTTCCAGGCGGAACGCGAGGCCAAGCGCGAGGAGCAGCTAACCGTACGCTTGACGTCGATGATGGCAGACATGGCGGATGCCCGTGCGACGACTGTGCGGCTCGCGCAGGCGGGCAGCAAGATCGCTTGGCTGGCCCCGGCGGTCTGCACGCTGGTCTTCGGCCTGTTCTCCTTCGTCGTCGTGGCCGAGGTCTTCGGCTACGGCCAGACCATGACCGAGGCCACGCGGCGGCTGCTGGACTACCTCGCCATTGCAGCCGCGGGCTACGCCATCGGGTCCAGCGCCGGAAGCGCGGCCAAGGACGGCCGTCTGGCGGCCTCCGGGGCGGGACTGGTGCCCGCAATCGTTGACGCCGCAGCAGCGCCGCCCAGGGCGCCGGAAGGGCGCACGGCTGCTGACATACGCGCCCGCCCCTTGTTCGCTCGGAGGGACTAAGTATGTCCAAAGAGGCCGCCAAGCGCCTGCTCCTCGAAACCGTGCGCCCGG